TAAACGTGGTAAGATTATATGTTTGTATGTAAAAGATAGTCAGGAAGAGAAGTGGTTAAAAAGCAGTGTAAAAACATTGAAAAATGTAGTTTGGAAATAATATTAACAAAACTTGTATAGTATGTATGAAATGTTTATATTTGCAGTAGTTCTTTATTTAATTATAACAAATTCTTTTATAAGATTAATCATAGAGCCTGAGGGGCTCTTTGTTGTCTTAAAACGCAGAGAATATATTTATGATATTAAATCTGGTAATTATAGAGAAGAAGTAATAATTAAAGTAAGGCAACTGTATAGGTTTAAAAGTAATAACGAAAAACCCTTTTAAAATGAAAGTAGAATTAGATTTTGAAGTGCTGAGCCAAACAGATATGAGCGCTGATGATTTTATCTACTTGTATATTATCTATAGAAAAGGTTACAATTATTTACGCGACCTCAATTTAAAACCAAATTTAGACCAATTACAAGAAAGGGGATATGTAAAGTTAGGCGAAACACCTGATCAACATGCAATTAGACAGTCTTTTATAGACTTGTTTGTTACAGATATTGATCAGATGTTCGCTGAGCTTTGTGCTAATTACCCTATGAAAGTAATGGTCAATGGGCAGGTTAGAGTGTTACATGCTAAAGATCCAGACGCTAAAACAAATGAAAAAGCCAAAAAGCGCTATGAACGTGCTGTTGGTGGTAAACTGTACAAACACAAGCATATTATTAACTGTTTAAAAACACAATTGCGAGTAGAACGTAATAGCTTAGGTTATATGCAGAATTTAGAAACATGGATTAATAACCATACTTGGGAGAAGTATGAAAATTTAGAAGAAAATGACACACAACAATCTACCACAAGAATTACACGAACCCTTTAAGAAAAGAGGTTTTAAAAGCATTAGAACTGCTGTTAATACCTCACTTACGCATATTAAAACTGGTATGCTAGGGCAGCGTAATGTCTTTCCTACAAATTGGAGAAGGTTAAATAAGAATCTATTAGGTGGCTTACAGCCAGGCAAAATGTATGTAGTTGCAGGACGTCCTGGTGTTGGAAAGTCAGCTTTTAGTAACCAATTGATCTTTGACGTATTAGATAAAAACAAAAACAAGAATGTACTTGTATTGTATTGGAGTTTTGAGATGCCAGGTTATCAGCAGATATTGCGTGCTGGTTCAAAAGGCGCTAACAAACAAGTATTAGAGCTGTTATCAGTAGAAAGAAAATTATCAGATGAAGCTTTTAAGGCTTACAGAGATGAAGTTATTAAATATAATAACTACCCCGTATTCTTTAATAATGTGCCACGCTCAATGGAGTTTATTAAAGAAACTAACGTAGAAATATGTAATAGTAAACCAGATGCAACAGTTATAAATGTATTTGACCACTCACGACTTGTGCTTGGTAGTGCAGAAACTGAATTGCAACGACTTAACACTGTATCAAAAGGATGCATGTGGATGCAGTCACGCATGGGAACTATAAACATATTACTATCACAGTTAAACCGTAACATAGAACAAGAACATCGTGCAAAAAACCAATATCAGCCATTACTAACAGATTTGTTTGGTGGTGACTCTATTGGCCAGGATGCGCATGTTGTTATGATGTT